CGTACTTTAAGTCCTAAGTCTTTCTGCTGTTGCGGTAGAGCCTCGTTACAACGATCAAGGTTAACAATATATGGCTCACCTGTTTCTGCTCTTGTATGTATTAACTGCCACCATAAATCTCTAGCTGGTAAAGTTTTTATTGCTTGCTTTGACTTAGGATCTATTAACCTCCAAGGTAAATCATGTTGTACTGAGTATAAGAACTCATCAGATATACTGACACCGTTATGCAAGTTAAGGCACTTGCGATTGAGATCACCTCCAGTAGTCTTTCGCATTGCAATAAACTCTTCAATTTCTGGATGACTAATATCCATATACGCTGCATAAGACCCTCTCCTAGTAACACCTTGATTGAAAGCAAGCATCTGGCTGTCTACGACATGCATGAATGGAATGCTACCAGTAGACTCACTACCGTTAGCAGTAGATACCCCATTACTCCTAACATCACCCCAATATCCACCCAAGCCTCCACCCGAACTTGCCAACCATATGTTCTCATCATAGTGATCAGATAGCCCACGCCTTGAATCAGGAACATAATTAAGAAAGCAAGAGATAGGTAAACCACGCTTGGTTCCCCCGTTGCTAAGGATAGGAGTGCTAAACATGAACCAATTAGAACTTGCGTAATTATAAAGTCGCTGTGCAAGATCGAAGTCAGTATGTCCTTGATAAGTAGCACTGTACACAGCAGCCCGTGCGAAAGCTTCTTGAGCATGTGTTTCATCTTCCCAAAAGTATCTGTCTTTTAAAGTTTCTAAAGAAAACTCATTGAGTAATTCTTCTTTGTCATAATCTATTTCGATGCCTAGATAGTTCATCTTCCCAGTTTTTAATGTCATCAACGTCATCCTTTTCCCTAAGCTGATCTTTTCTGTACCCTTTGGTTCTCGCTTTATTTTTAGATTGTTTTCGCTTGTTGAACCTTTCCCTACGTTCTTCTTTCCTATCCCAAGACATCCTGATTCTCCATCAAGAACTTGAGCAAACGCTCTTCGTACCAACGGGCTTTGCGTAGATCTTCTATAGGTTTTTTCTTGTACCTAAATCTCCAACGGTACTTCAAAGAGTTCCCACGTAGATAACCTACAAACTCATCAGGAGTAAGCATGGCCTCAATAGCCTCTATGCACTCTATGTGTCCGTTATTATAGTGAGGTGGATGATCTACCATAGTGTTTATTAAGTTAGAATAGGATGTGCCTAAACGATTATCAGGTATATTTTCACCATATACAGGGTGGTCATTAGGCTCGTCCCAATCTTCTCTCATAGGAATTTGTGTTAATTTATTCCATTCTTCTGGTGTTGCGTCATCAATACTCATTGCATCTCCAAGTTTATCTTATCAGTACGTTTCTTAAATTCTTCAGTGTCTCTAGCAGACGCATCAATCCACTCATCTGGGATAGTGTCTTCGCTAAACCATCTGAAACCATTAGCATTTGCCCATTCTGCATGAGATCTTTTAGTCCCATCTTTACGCCGCTTAGCTCCAGGCATAGGTGCTGAAGGATTAGCAAACAAGAATACAAGCTCAGTATTTTTAGGTAAGTTCTTTTTTACCCACACGTATTTGTTGTACTCAGCAAAGTCCCAGAACCGTCCTTTAGATTCAAGTAGTATTTTTTTACGTCCTATCTTTCTAACGAAGTCTGGCTCATACTTGTGTTCTACTACATACTTAATGTTGTCAACGTGATGCTCCCAATCTTTTAGTATAGATTCGTGCAGTACAGCTTCCCATATAGAGTCGTACTTATGGTTGTCTGCCGTAACTACTTTCTTAGGTCTAGGTACTCTAGGTTTTCTGCGCCCACTGACCACACGTTTCTTTGTACTAATCTTCAATACTCCCTTTCTTTTTGGCTAGGTCTTCTAGATCTTTCATGGTTATATCTTCAACACTGCTGCCAAGACTTACAAGTTTCTTAATGCTTTTTCTAGTCCACTTAGGACTATAGAAGCTTAACCTCAAACACCCATTAGCATGGAAATAGTTAACGTCTGGCAGGAAAGAGTACATATTCTTCAATGATACTTTTTCGTAGTCTTTATCAGATATGAGTGTCTTTAACCACTCTAGTAGAAGGAAGTCTGCATGTCTGTTTATTCTTTTTATGATCTTTCTGTTCATGTAATCTCCAATACTCTGGGTTCAGATACTACTTTAGTAAAATACTTATAACCGTTTGAGTATTTAAAGACTCTTAGACCAGAGCCATCATTAGAATCAGACCAGCATTGTTCTTTATGGGGGCAGTATCCGCAGGTTCTAGGTAATACTTCATTACCTTTTTTACCTTCAGGTATAGGAGTATAGCAATGGCTTGGAGGTTTGTCAAGTGTCAAAGCCTCTTTTAGCTCTTTTATTTTCTTTTTTACATTAGGTTTAGATAATGTCCCAGGTCTGAACAGAGCTAATTCACCTGACTCTTTGTTGATGGCTAAGAAACCACCTTCACTTGTACCTTCTGCTGCCTCGTAACCTGCAAGCTGCGCCATATATCCGAAGCTATCGTCGTTTATAAGCGTACCTTCAGAGAACTTCTTGAAGGCAAAGTTAGATGCAGTCTTAACATCAATAACTTCACCGTCTATCTTGCAGTCCATGTGACCTTTGATGTCATCAACTACTACTTCTTTCTGCTCATCGGTTACAGTATGACCTGATAGCCTCACCAGCATAAGCAGTACTTCTTCTAAGATATGCCCGTACAAGAACTTAATCTGTGTGGCCGCTTTAGGTTTGTATCTATCGTCTACTTCTCTAAAGTCATACCATAACTGCCTCGCAGGACGCCCTATACTGCTCATACGCAGCCCTTTAGTCTGCTTGTGTGGCTGAGTCCAGCTTCTAAGAACGTCCTTCATACGCTCTCCAAAGTCCTCTACAGCTTCATCGGGTAACTCTTTACCGTCAGTAGCTTCGATGACAGCAGAGTACATATCGTCTACTAGGTTGTCTAAGTCTTTAGAAGAGTTCATGTTGATACACCTCTGGCCCGTTGTCTTGGTGTTTTACAAAGTGCATCTTACGTGTCTCAGGGTTGAATGCTAAGAAGTGTACGCCAAGCCTTTTCTGCTGTTTACTACGTACCCGTCTTATACTGTAAACATTTGTAGGTGATCTGTAATCTTTCTGCATAGTTTTTACATCTATCAAAATAGATTTACCAGACTTATCTACAGCTATCATATCAACAGCCCCAGTTCCTCCAGCATTCATAAAGACTTCGTAACCGTTATCCCATAGCCAAGTTACTGCGTAGTACTCTGCTATGTCACCTACTCTACTAGGGTTAGTGTGTTTCTGACCAGTTGTTTTTGACGCTACCATTCTTCATATTCTCCTAGTTCTGAAACCCAAATATTTTCATGGAAGTATACCCATCTTATCCCATCCTGTATTCTCCAAGATATTGGGCCATAATCATATGCTAAAAACATTTCATCTGCTTCATCATCAGCAAGTCTGTACCAAGCTTCTAAATTGTCATCCATCTCTGGCATCAGTGTGTCTCCGACCAGTTGTTTCCGACATTGTATTCTCCGTCTAGTGGGCAAGTAAGGTAAAGATAATCACCAGCATCTATAATAGCTTCGACACCCATCTTACCTACACGATCAGCGTCTTTCTCAAGAACCTCAAGCTGCCACTCATCATGCACATTACATACAAAGTGAGCGTCTAAGCCTTCCTTCTCAAGCTCATCGTTGAACAGCACCAAGGCTTGCTTCATAACAATAGCACCAGCACCTTGTAGCAAAGTGTTAAGTGCTGAATGTTCTGATCTTACAAAGAGCTTTCGACCATCTAACCCTTTGAGGTAGCCTCGACCTGCCGCTCTCGCAACTTTGTTTTTGAGATTTGTAAATGCTGGAAGATTATCAAAGAAAGATTTTCTAAGTCCCTGGCCCACTGCTCTGCCTCCTCCAGCCACACTTCCAAGCTTTTCATCTCCTGCTCCGTATAGGAGTGCATAAATGAATGTCTTCGCCTGATTTCTTGATTCAAGTCCCGCAAGTTTTTGATTAGCGGTGTGTACGTCTCCGTTAATGATTTCATTAGTATAGTCCTCGTCTTCCATATAGTGAGCGAGCATCCTAAGTTCCAAGCCACTAGCATCTATACCTACCAGTTTGTATCCTTTGGGTACAGTCCAGCAAGCACGACAGTCCTTTCCATATGGTGAATTAGAACTCGGTACTTGGGCCATATTAGGTTCACGATGAGTCATGCGCCCCGTTATAGTACCGTTAGGTATTACAAAGCCATGCACCCTGCCATCTTCTCTAACAGATTCTATCCAAGACTTTATCTGTGCCTCACGTTTCTGATACATCAGGTAGTCTTTGATTAGTTCTGCTTCAGGTATACCTTCAATAGAAGAAAGAGTTTTCTCGTTAACCACTGGTCTACCATTGACAGTAAACTCTGTAGGCTTCCATCCAAAATCTACTAAGTATTCTCCAACCTGTTTCCTAGATCCTATGTTGAAGTCTACAGTTGTAGTTCTAGTGGTAGAGAACACAGCAGGTTGCGAAAGGGTTGCGTACTCTTCAGCCGTAAGCCTGACGCCTTTACCTGAAGGTGTATCCCAGCTACCTGTCTTGGCAACAGCACCACCAGCATTCTCCCTGCGATATATCAGACGCTCATCTATCTTAGGTTTGAACACCTTACATACTTCAGCCTCTGTCTCTGCCATCTTCTCACGCATAAGAGCCAGTAGCATCGTTGCCTTATACTCGTCAAAGTAAAAGCCCCGTTGCTCTTGCTTCTTGAGTATAGTGGCTACCTCTTCTTCAAGCGCCATAGACATAGGACTAAAGCCCACGCCTTCTTTCTGTAATGCTTTGTATATC